ACGAGCCTACCGAGAAAGACCGCAATAAAATCAAGCTCTTGTTGGCGCTTGGTTGGTCTATCGACCGGATGGCAAACGGGATTGGCGTCTCTCCCGCCACTCTAAAGAGGTATTTTAGAGCCGAGCTTAAAGAGCGCGGCAAGATGCGTGACCGGCTGGATGCGCGCCGGTACGAGATCGCGATGGAGCAGGCGAATGCCGGTAACGTCGCTGCCCTGAAGGAACTGGGCAAGATGATAGACCGGTCAGACATGACGCTGGCCGACGCGAGGATTGCGGATGCTCAGGCAGACAAGGCCGCAAAGGAAAAGGTCGGGAAAAAAGAGGCGGCGAAAGAGGCCGCTAAGTCGGCAGGCGAGGGCAGCAGCTGGGGTAGTGATCTGCTGCCCGGAGTAGCAAGGGTGCAGTGATGGATACAGCGTGGGTTCCGGCCTCGACCTGGTCAACGGCAGTGCCAGACTGGAAAGACCGGATCCGCAACAAGCGGTCCCTCATTCCGGATCTGCCGATCTATGATGCTGTCGCCGAAAAGGCGCTTCGCATTTTCAAGCGCCTGAGGGTGCCCGATATCATCGGAAACCCGACATATGGCGAAGCGTGCGATGACTGGGTCTTTGATTTCGTCCGCGTCATCTTCGGCAGTTACGATCCGGAAACGAAACGTAGGGCGCTGCGCGAGTTCTTCCTGCTCGTGCCGAAGAAGAACGGCAAATCCTCGATCGCGGCGGCCATCATCATCACTGCCGCAATCATGAATGAGCGTCCGGAAGCGGAATTGCTGCTGATCGCGCCGACGAAGACGATCGCAGAAATTTCGTTCAAACAGGCAGTCGGCATCATCCGGTTGGACAACGAGCTCACCAAGCTTTTCCAGCCGCAGGACCACATCAAGAAGATCACCAATCTTCGGACGCTGGCGATTATTCAGGTGAAGGCCGCTGCGGCGGATGTCATCACCGGTTCCAAGGCCACGTATATTCTGATCGATGAAACGCACGTTTTCTCGACGATATCCAAGGCCGCCGATATTTTCGTTGAAATACGTGGTTCGCTGGCGGCGCGCCCGGACGGGTTCCTGCTTCAGATCACCACGCAGTCGAAATCGCCGCCTGCTGGTGTATTTAAAGCCGAACTGCAGAAAGCGCGCGATGTTCGCGACGGCAAGTTTGATTTTCCGATGCTGGCCGTCCTCTACGAACTTCCCGCCGAGGATGCTGTAGACGGTGGCTGGATGCGTCGAGAGACCTGGGGTCTGGTTAATCCAAACCTCAACCGGTCTGTCAACGAGGATTATCTCGCAGGGGAAATCGCCACCGCGCAGCGTGAGGGGCCGGAAAAGCTGGCGCTGATCGCGTCGCAGCACTTCAATGTTGAGGTCGGTCTTGGGCTTCATGCTGATCGGTGGCCAGGTGCGACATACTGGTTAGGTGCAGCCTATCCTGGCGCGACGCTGGAGACGATCTTTGAGGAGTGCGATGTTGCGGTATGCGGTATCGACGGCGGCGGCCTTGATGACCTCATGTCTCTTGTCGTTATTGGCCGCCATCGTGAAACAAGGAACTGGATCGCATGGGGCAAGGCGTGGGCGCACGAGGATGTCTTCGAGCGCCGCAAGGAAATCGCCCCCCGTCTTCGCGACTTCGAACGAGACCGTGATCTGGTTGTCTGTAATGCCGATTCCGATATCGACGCGGACATAACCGAAATCGCCGATATCTGCGAACGGCTGTTTGATGCTGGCCTTTTGCCGAAGAAAGCGGGAATTGGACTTGACGCTTATGGAGTGGCCAGCCTGCTCGATGCACTCGCTGAACGAGGTATGACGGGCGATTTGCTGATGGCGGTAGGGCAGGGTTGGAAATTGCAGTCGGCAATCACGACCGTTCCCCGCAAGCTGAAGGACCGCACGATGCTTCATTGCGGCCAGCCAATCATGGGTTGGTGTGTCGGCAACGCCAAGACCGAACTGAAGGGGTCCAATTACATCGTCACGAAACAGGCGGCCGGAGCATCGAAAATCGACATGCTCATGGCGTTATTCAATGCGGCGATGTTGATGTTCCTGAATCCTGAACCGGCGGGTACGTCCGTCTACGAAACACGTGGCCTTTTGATGGTGTGACGGATGAATTTCCTTGATCGTCTGTTCGGTTCGTCCGCCACGGCGGCGCGACCGGCTGCGGCTGTGCCGCTCGTTCCTCGCGCTGAAAGGCAGCCTGATCTCTCTGTGATGGCTGCTGCGGAGACCGGCACGTTCTATGACATGAATGATCCGCGTCTCCTCGAGTTCATTCGAGGGGGGTACAGCGGACTGACGGAATCCGGTGTGACCGTCAGCGTGCGGGCCGCGATGAAGAACACCACCGTTCTGCGGTGCGTCGCTCTGATCTCTTTTGCAATCGGCACATTGCCGCTGCATCTGCGGAACAAGGAGACGAAGGAAAAGGCTGACGATCATCCGCTTTTCCGGATTCTGCATCGCAAGCCGAATGCTTGGCAAACGGCCTTCGAGTTCCGGTCCCTTGTCCAGCAGCGTGCACTGGTCGAAGGAGACGGCTATGCGATGATTGTTCGCAGCGGCAACAAGATATTGCAGCTCGTGCCGCTCGCCAGCGACAGGGTTACGCCCAGGCAGAAAAACGACTGGTCGCTTGAATACGTCTACAACCGACCGAGCGGTGGGCAGCTGGTGCTTCCGCAGACGGACATGTTTCATCTGCGTTACGGCCTGTCGGAAGACGGCATTCATGGTCTTTCTCTGGTCAAGCAGGCCGCTGAGGCAATCGGGCTGGCGCTGCAAACCGAACGGGCGGCGGCGCGGCTATTTCGGAACGGTATGCTTGTCGGCGGGATGATGTCCGTCAAGGACAAGCTTTCTCCGGAAGCCTTCGCCCGCCTGCGTGAGCAGATGGACGCCCGTGAGGGAACCGAGAATGCTCATAAGTGGATCATTGGTGAGGAAGGCCTTGAGGCAAAGCCGTTTTCCCAGAGCGGGCGCGACAGCCAGCATATCGAGCAACGGAAATTCCAGTCTGAGGAAATATCGCGACCGTTCGGTGTTCCCCGCCCACTCATCAATCTTGATGAGACGAACTGGGGAACCGGGATCGACGTCCTTGGGCAATTCTTCGTTCGTTACGGCCTTAATCCATGGTTTGAGGCTTGGCAGCAGGCGATCGAGCGATCCTGCCTCACGGAGCGGGAATCTGACCAATACGAGGCAAAATTCAACGAAGGCGCTTTCCTTCGTGGATCCATGAAAGACCAGGCCGAATTCTTCGCTAAAGCACTTGGTTCCGGCGGTCACCAGCCATGGATGGATTATCAGGAGGTCCGCGAAATTCAGGATCTTCCGGAGAAAGAAATCGCACCGAACCCTTTGGCCACCAACAACAGGAGCGGCAGCAATGAGCCTGCGCCAACTTCCCGCGCTCAAAGCTGAGCGCTTGTCGACAGTCTGTGCTTTCGAGACGGACGCTGACGCGCTCGACCGATGGAACGCAGGCATCATGGCTGCCCAGCAGACCGGCGAAAACACGATTTCCATTCTCGATGTGATCGGAGAGGATTTCTGGACGGGTGGCGGGGTGACATCCAAGCGGGTGGCCGCCGCGTTGCGCGCCATTGGTGATCAGGATGTGTTCGTCGATCTCAATTCACCCGGTGGCGATTTCTTCGAGGGCGTTGCGATCTACAATGCCCTGCGGGCGCATCCACGCAAAGTGACCGTCCGGATTCTTGGATTGGCCGCTTCGGCGGCTTCCGTCATCGCAATGGCCGGTGATGACATCCAGATTGGTAAAGCAGGCTTCCTGATGGTGCATAACGCCTGGGTGATCGCGGCGGGCAACCGACATGATCTCGCCGAGGCCGCGAAAACCATGGAGCCTTTCGATGACGCTATGGCGACCGTCTATTCAGAGCGGGCCGGGGTGAAGAAAACCAAAGCAGCGGAGTGGATGGACAATGAAACATGGTTCAATGGTGAGCAGGCCGTTTCCGAAGGGCTCGCAGACGGCTACCTCCCAGCCGATCAAGTCACCGAAGACAAAACCCGCGCCAGCGCAGCACAACCCGTCAATGCGACGCGGCGTGTCGAAGCCTTGCTAGCCAAGGCTGGAGTTTCCCGCGATGAGCGCCGTAGCCTCATTGGAGGGATCAAGGACCCATCTGCCGTAGCGATGGGTTCGCGTCCTGCCGTAGCGGACGCCGACGAAATAAAGGCGGCTCTGGCCCGCCTGACAACAACACTCGAAACCTGAGCGGAGAAATCCCATGAAAACGAATTTTTTTGCAGCAGCGCTCTGCGCGTTGCTGATCGTCGGTGCATGCGCGGTAGTTGGTCTTTATGCTGACGCTATCCATCTTGCCGCAAATGCTCCGGCCGCCACTCATACCGCAATTGCGATGGGCATTATCTTGCCCGGCCTCCCGCAGGGCAAGCCTCGCGGCATTTTGTCTGTTCGCGCCGAAGTCCCGACTGACGTGAAGGCGTCGATCGAAGCCGTCAACCGTGCATTCGAGACCTTCAAGTCTGCTCACTCGGACAAGGAAAAGGAACTGCTTAAGCGCTTCGATGATGTCGTGACGACGGAGAAACTTGAGCGGGTTAACTCCAGCGTGACGGAGCTTCAGGCGGCGGTCGATCAGGCGAACGCAAAGCTTGCAGCAATTGCCGCAGGAGCTGGATCTGGTGGCGAAGGCAAGGTGAAGGATCAGGAATACACCGATGCTTTCCGCGCCCATTTTCGCAAGGGTGATGTTCAGGCGGCTTTGAACAAGGGCGCCGACGACGAAGGCGGTTATCTTGCGCCCGTTGAGTGGGACCGGACAATCACCAGCGAGCTGATCCAGATTTCGCCGATGCGCCAGATCGCCCAGATTCAGCAGATCTCCGGCGCTGGCTTCACCCGACTGCTGGCAGATCGCGGAACCGGTTCCGGTTGGGTCGGTGAAACCGCCGCCCGTCCGCAGACCTCGACCCCGAAGTTCAGTCCGCTGACCTTCCGTCCGGGCGAGATCTACGCAAACCCCGCCGCCACGCAGCAGATGCTCGACGATGCGGAAATCAATCTCGAACAGTGGATGGCGGGCGAAGTCCAGACCGAGTTTGCGTATCAGGAAGGGCTTGCTTACGCAGCCGGCGACGGCACCAACAAGCCGCGCGGCTTCCTCACCTACATCGACGGTGGCGCCAGTGATGACCATCATCCCTGGGGTAATATCCCTGTCCTCGACGCCGCTGCTGCCGGCGCAATCGCCTCTGATGAAATCCTTGATCTCATCTATGACCTGCCGAGCGAATACACCCAGAATGCCCGGTTCACCATGAACCGGTCGACTCAGGGCAAGATCCGCAAGCTGAAGGACGGGAACGGAAACTACCTTTGGCAGCCGTCTGCGGTCGCTGGCCAGCCGTCATCCCTGTTCGGATATCCGCTCACAGAGATGGCCTCCATGCCCGATGTTGCAACTGGCGCAATCCCGGTCGCCTTCGGTGATTTCCGTCGCGGCTATCTGATCGTCGATCGCGTCGGCGTGCGCGTTCTGCGCGATCCATACACCAACAAGCCCTACGTGCACTTCTACACCACGAAGCGCGTCGGCGGCGGCGTCCAGGATCCGACGGTTCTTCGCCTGCTGAAAATGGCCTGATCGGGCTCAGTGAATGCACAGGAGGTGGCGTGCTGCCACCTTCATTATCAAAGGACAGAGCGATGACCAAGAAATCCGATGCGCCCCAGACGGGCGGCGAGACTACCCCTGCCACCAAGGATCTCGATGCATCTGGCACCGCAGCCGCTGTCGTCGAGGGTGCCTCTGGCGCGATAACTGATGCTGCGACCGTTGCCAGCATCGATACGGCGCATCCTTCCATTGACGGACAGCCACGGGAGGGAACGACGGTCGACCAAAACGCCAGGCATATGAACGATCCAAGTCGCCGGAAGCCAAATGATCGTGACTTTGTTGGGCAAGGAATCGATCCGACGCCCTATGGCAAGACTGTCGAACCTTCGAAGAAAAAGAAGAAGTGATCTCGGCTGATCAAGGTGGGCGGTGCGCCGCCCACTCTATCAACCGAGGATTCTTTGATGCATCGACCATTTCGTGTGACAGCGCCAGCTGTCCTCCCTGTTTCCGTAGATGACGTTAAAAAGTCGCTGCGCATCGACAGCGATGACGACGATGATGCGATTGAAAGCCTCATTCAGGCGGCGGTCGATCATTACGAAGGTTGGGCTGGCATTCTCGGCGTTTGCCTCGTCGAACAGACCTGGCGCCAAAGCTTCGACAGGTTTGGCCGTGTTCTTTGCCTACCGCTTGGCCCTGTCATACAGGCCACGTCCGTCTCGTGGCGGAACGCTGCTGGCCAGATATCAACCGTACCTGACGTGAGCTACAGCCTCGAAACGAGTGCAGGTGGCCAGTCTGTGATCCGGTTTCACAACGCGTTCTCGCAACCGTCCGACCTCTACGAGCGAGGCGCGGTCGCAGTAGAATATAAGGCCGGATGGCCGATCGTCGAAGGCAAGCCGACCGTGCCCAAGGATATCTGCACCGCCATCATTGCGCGGGTGCAAATCGGCTACGAGCAGAGTGCGACCGAAGCGTCGGCGACACTTTCCGTCATCGAAAATGCGCTGATCTCGAAGTGGCGCAGGTTCTCAATTTAGGAG